AGAAGTATGTACGTGTGATTGTGGAAACCAGAAATGGACTATCTACAGTGGGAGAATAGTCTGTACTGTATGCGAAAAAGGATATCCAATAGAGATGGACCTCTTACTAGTAACGAATAATAGGCAGAACTAGACAAAACAGATCCCTTCCGATAGGGTATTCATAGCAGGCATTGGAGGTCTAAACATGGCAACTAAAAACAAACGACGCAGCCGCGATAGGTTCTATTCACGGGAAGCTCAGAGTAATCAAGTGGAAGAGGATACGACGCGGCCTCGACTTTACGCACAACGTAGACGACCGACGGGTATCGGCGTAACCGGACTTCAGCAGTACGGTGGACGGATCTATGAAGCCTGGAAGTCTCAGTTTAAGACGTGGTCCCGAACGGTCAAGGTCTTCCTGGAAATGCGTGATGATGTTACCATCGGGACGCTGCTAGATGCCCTGAAGCTCCCCCTACTCGCTGCCCCGATCACAGTGTCTCCGGCCCCGGGCGGGAGCGCGGCTGATCAGGCGGCGGCTGACTGGCTGTACGAAACTATGCACCGTATGTATAAACAGACCTGGAAGTCTCACGTAAGCGACGCGCTATCCTCGATTGACTTCGGCTGGTCAGTGAGTGAGATCATCTTGGAAAAGCGTAGTGACGGCCGCTTCTGGCTTTGCAACATTGACCCTCGGGCACAAGAAACCCTGGACAGGTGGGGCTTTGATGGCATACACAAAGACAACGCCGTTACTATGATACAACGCGATCCAAACGACGGGCACCAGATGGAAATCCCCTTGTCTAAGTGCGTACACACGACATTCGGGGGGCGTAAAGGGAACCCACAGGGTGATAGTATCATGTACTCATTGTGGCGGCCCTGGCGGTTCTGTAAGGACTTTGAGAACTTCGAGGGTATCGGTGCTGAAAGGGACGTCGGCGGTATGCCGGTCGCTGAGTTACCCGAGGAAGGCATAATCAGTCCAACGGATCTCAGCGATCTAGAGGCTGCAATGAAAGGTATGCGCCGGGATGAAAACGAATACTTGATCACACCGCCGGGTGTCAAGGTTTCACCGTACGGGTCCAGCAGCAAGACATACGATATTGGATCTATTATCGAGCGTAAGAAGAAGGAGATCCTCGGACGGCGGTTCGCTCAATTCCTGATGCTCGGTATGGATACCGTCGGTACTCAAGCCCTGGTTGAAGGTAGTCAGGACTTCTTCAGCTTGGGGCTTACCGCCATACAGGGGGATCTACTCGAAGGCTGGAACCTGCAACTCGTTCCGTATCTGTTCTATTTCAATACATTCGAGGGGATGACTGGTCTTCCTACGATTGAGTGGGCACCCCCTGGTCGTAAGGACTTGCAGGCGATGTTGGCCGCAATCAGTACCGCCACAACTGCTAAGATATTCACCCCGACAGATGTGGATGAAGATCATGTCCGTGAGGTCATGGACTGGCCCGAGTTACCCGATGACGAACGGGGTATGCCTCGCGACGTTGAAGCTCCCGCTATATCTGGATTCTTTAAGCCAGACCCGGCCGGTGATAGACGTGGATAACGTCGGGGACCATCGTCGGTTTACTCTCAATCCGGGTGGGCGGAAACAACGTCAGGGGACCGGAGGCTTCGAGCAATCGACGAACAGGTACCAACGGCGGCTTACTCGGGTATACGATACCTGGTCAGCGAAAACCCGCCGCATTTTAGCGCAGGCGGCCGCTCGTGGCGCTCCTGTCCAAGAACAGATCCAGATATTTGATTCCGCGCTCCCTGGATTGAAGACAGAGCTTGCTACTGTCATCGAGAACGGGATCCGATCAGCCGCCCGGGTAGCTTCCGAAGGCCACTTCAAGGACACAGCCGTTCAAGATCTCATGTCTCAGTACATCAGGGAAGATATCGCGAAACTCGATGACATGATCCCCGCTATCCGTGAGCGGCTACTGCCCGGAATAACAGGTGGCAAGGCCTTGTCAAAGAAGGATCTCGGAAAGGACTTTCTTCGCGCTCGATCTGCCCCTCCGCTTATGGCCGGCGGTTTTTGGGTAATGATCTTTGCCACAAAGCAAACACTCGGGAAACAGCGCGAACATGATCGAATAGCGCAAGGGCTTGAGATCGAGCCGGTCAGATGGAACCTGGATCCGCGTGCCTCTCATTGCAAGGCTTCCCCCGGACATTACGGTTGTCCAGACCTCGCCGGTGTATATCAAGGGGGATGGTCCACACTGAAGACTGTCCCTGCTGGTCTGGTAACATGCCGGGGGAACTGTAAATGTAACCTGGAAGTTAAACGCGACGGCCAGTGGCGTCGGGGAGTATACGAAGACTAACATGTCCAAACAGATCAAGAACATGAGTGATACCCCGATGACTTCCTGCCCGAAGTGCTCTTCTCAGTTTTTCGAGCTAACAGATGACGGGATTGAGTGTGTGAACTGCGGGTGGATCCAGTATTTAACCCCGGAATGTATTACCGCCCTTGACAAAATGAAATTGCAACGCAAGAATAAAGAGTAATTGCAAGGAGGCAACAATATGAGTCCGTTTGGTCCATACAATGACTTCAACGACTGCATAGCCAAGAATGACGATAAAGCGAACCCGAGCGGTTTCGCTTCCTGGTTACATCATCAGATCACAGGCCAATGGCCCACGCAGGCACAGATACAAATGGGGATGCCCGAACCGGCTTGGAGTATTTACAGGGGTGTGTATTCCGGTCACCTGGATGGTTCTACGGATCCTGTGATCAATGCCGAGAAGAAGGCTCACGAACTGGCGTCTGTAAAACTATCCGAAGCAGGTTGGGCGGAATCACGTATCGGGTGGGTCAAGCAATTCGCTGCTCCGAAGATGCGGACCGTAACCAACGTCAGAGTGTTCGCAAGTGGTACCTGGACCGATAGCTCGGGACAGACACAAACCTGGACAGAGGCAGATCTCGACGGTATGGTCACTGCATTTAACGCCGGGGTACCTGGAATAATCCCGATGAAGGTAGGGCACACTAGCGATGATTTCAATACGAAGATCGCCGAGAAGCTCGGCGTCCCGATTGAGGTCATCATGGGAAATGCAGACGGCCAGGGACAAGGTAGCCTGGGCCGTATGATTACACTGGAAAGACGCGGCCCGTTACTGATCGCTTCATTCGAGCGTGTACCGGAGCCGATCGCTGATATGATCGAGGCGGGCCTGTTTTCCTCAGTCTCATGTGAGATTGAGGGACCTATAGGCGATTACGCCCAAGTCATGACGGCGGTAGCACTACTCGGGGTCGAGCAACCGGCTGTAGACGAGGCAACCCTTGACCGGGCACTTGTGTTCGGTGGGAAACGAGAGAACGCTCGGGTCCTATCCTTTGCGAAGGACGTCGTATCTGACGCTGATCTGGAAAAGGAATTCAACACCTTCAAAGAGAAAGCCGAGGATATCATCAAGGGTATGAGGGGCGCGCCTATCTTCCGAGCTATGCTGGCTAACCTACGTACACTCTATGAGGGGATCAAGAAGAAGGGGTCGCATTCGTTACCCCCTGGAAATAATGAAGGAGTAAAGAATAACATGGCTACAGAAGGGACAACGGTCAAAGGCATGTCAATGAAGGATATCGCGGCCAAGTTCCAGATCGCAGAGGCGGATCTGGTTATCCTGGTACAAGCTCTCGGGCTGGATGAAACCGCCACGATAGAGGATATTCTTGCAGCTATTGAAGTCCTGAAGGGCGGCGGTGGCGGAGAAGGAGACAAGCCCGTACCCCCGAGCATGGGAATACTACAGGCGGAGTTTGCGAAGTCAAGGACTGAGCTTACGAAAGCCCACGATCGAATCGCCGTCCTGGAACGTACCGGGACTTCACACGATTATCTCGAACAGACACGTCTGTTTACAGCGATCCCGGGAAAGACCGGGGCAGAGATCGCCGTAGAGGTAACGGATATCCACTATACACAGAACAAGGAAGCGGCTGAGAAGATGCTCAAGACCTACACCGAGCTTAACAAGATGGGTCAGGCAGCACTCGAAGCAACCGGCACCAGACTAAGAGGATCCCGGACAGGGGACTTTGAAGAAGAAGTCCTGAAGTTCCAGAAGGACAACCCCACGAAAACACGGGCGGATGCCGTCAAGATCACAATGCGGGCCTTCCCTAACTTGTATCATGAGAAGGTACAGGAAGACAGGGGATCCTAAACGAGTATTATCTGGAAGGAGATAAACAATCATGGCTAATGCAAAGACTATATATACCGAGAGCTTCATCGCCGGTGAGTCTCTCGCGGACAATCAGTATCACGGCGTAAAGATGAACGGGAATCACACGGTTGACCTGATCGATACTGTTACCGATGTTCCGATCGGCGTCCTGACCAATGACCCCGGAGACGGAGAAGAAGCCAGTGTAATGGTACTCGGCCGCGTTCCTGTGGTATTCGGGGATACGGTAGCTGCTGGCGGGGGGATCCGTTTCAATGGCGATGGTCACGCGGTACCCTGGGATCCCGGGACTGATACGACTGCTTATTGCGCAGGTCAATGCGTGACAGGCGGTGCCGTAGGGGAAACCGGAGAAATGATCGTCGGCGTCCCACTCGTAAGGGGCGACTGCTAACTATTTAATAAACTGAAGGAGGCATTGAAATGCCTGATCCGACAAGAGCGCAAATCCACGTCGATGGCCCCCTGTCCGATATAGCCATTGCGTACAAGAATGAGGAATACATCGCGGAACAGATATTCCCGACGGTCAAGGTGAAGAAACAGTCTGACTTGTATTTCATCTGGACTGCTGGCTTCTGGTTCCGTAACATGGTAGAACGTCGCACACCCGGGGATACATACCCCGAGGGCCGTCTGCAACTGAGTGATGAAAATTACAACTGTTATCTGTATCACCTTGGCTATCCGATCGCTGACGAGGACGTCGCGAACGAGGACGAGGCGGTAGAGCTTGAGCAGACCGGGTCCGAATGGCTGGCTGATCAGTTCATGCTTAACCGTGAACTTGATGTTGCAGATACCGTCTTTGCTGCGGACGTATGGGGAACCACCGCGACGGCCCCGGCGGACTTCACCGAATGGGCGGACTTCGACAACTCGAATCCTGTAACCGACGTCAACACGGCCAAGCAGGTAATCCAGTTGGCAACCGGCAAACGCCCGAACACCCTGGTATTGGGGCAGGAAGTCTTCGACACTCTTCAGGAACACCCGATCATGCTTGAGAAATACAAATATACCACGATCGGTATCCTGGATGAAGAGCAGATCCGCAACGCTTTCAAGGTTGAAAAGCTCATAATCGGCGGCGCTGTCTATGAGTCAACGGCTGAAGGTGGGGCTGGCACACGCGCCTATATATGGGGGAAGAACGCCTGGATTGGCTATGTACCCCCGGCACCCGGTAAGCGGGTAGCTGCGGCCGGGTACACATTCGTGTGGGAGCTATCAGACAGTGGCGGGTATACCGTCGCGGTTCGTAACACTCGCGAAGACAATCGGGACCGTAATCTACTCAAGGGAAAACATGCCTTTGATCATAAGATCGTAGGCTCTGATCTCGGGTACTACTTCAGCGGAGTAATAACTTAGAGATAACATCGGGGGGGGGAAGCCCCCCCGGTAATCTTGAAGGAGCAAAACAATGGCAAATCAAGTATCAAGACGTTTCCGGGGCCGTACCGTGATTGACAACCTTCATCTGAAGAACGTCAACGGCGGACCCTTTGACGCCATCGGTCGCGTCTTCCATGTGAATACCGCGGGGGCAACGTATCCGGGGAGTAATAACAATGAGGGGCTTGAGTTTGAACACCCCTTACTGACAATCACCGAGGCCCTGGATCGCTGTCAGAGCGGGCGGAATGACTATATCCTGGTACATGACTACTGGCAACCGACAGGAGAAACCTTCCCGATCCAGATCAATAAGAAGAAAGTCCACCTGCTCGGGGTGGCTATGCCGACATTCCCCTATCCCGCTATTCACCCGCCGACTGATGTTGCCGCGATCGCGGTCAATGAAAGCGGCTCATATAGTGAGATCGGACTGCTTACAGTCGGGGGCGGCAACAGTTATGCCGGTATCACCCTGGGGGCTGTAACCGGAGTCAACACGAAACCAGAAGGGGTCT